ACCGAAAGAGTATCTCTCTCTTGCTTTGTATCTTACGTTGCCAGTTTCAAAGTCACCTTCCATCTTAGTTGTGATAGGTGCTCTTTGAAAGTGCTTCATTCCATTTGGAGAGTCAGTCTTAATGAAGAACGCATCAGTATCGGTTAAGAAGTTATTAACTGTATAACCTTCTGGTAACATTCCCATGCTTGCAACGGCGTTAATGTCGTTGTCAGCAGTTGCTGTTCTCAAATTGGACTTCATTAATCTTTCAGCAGTAAATTGAAGATTGACTGGAATAATAAGTTTTCTTCCGTTCAGAGCGATTTTTAATCCTCTGTCGTCAGTTAAACCAGCAATGTCAATTAACATTTGCTCTAAAGATGTTTCGTTTAAATCAGCAGCAGTTGCTAACTCGTTTGATATAGTTCCACCTGTTGTAGGATGATCAGTAGCACAAAGCTCCTTACCATCACCACCTGTGAAAGAAGAGTTAAACGCATTGTTTAATACGTTTGCTGCTTTCACTTGTTTAGCGTTACTCATAGAACGAGCTAATGCTTTTGTGTAACGAGAACTGATTCTGTCGTAAAGGTTATCCTCTACTGCTTCCTCAGTAATCGCAAAAGCAAGTGCTATTGTTTCGTGTGTATAGCGCGCTGTGAAAGACTCTGTTGCGTCATCATAGTTGACTGGAGTTCCCTCAGGTTTTACTTGCGCTGTACCGAAACCTGATAGCATTACTTCTTCTTCAAAAGCTCTGTCAGAAGTTTCTGTATCATAAATAGCTTCGTGCTGATTCTCGTATCTGGCATATTCCAAACCAAACAAAGCATTTAAGCCAGGTTCTAGTTCCTTTACCAGTTGTGATCTTGATATCGGCATAATTAACTCCTATTAGCTTAATGCAGTTGTTAGCATCCAAGAATGTTCGCCAGTGTTTGGAATCACATAAACGTTAACGTTTGCTGTGCTTGTATCACTGTTGTCTGGGTCCTTGGAAATACCAATTTGCTTGAATTGTCCAGATGTACCTGCAGAAGAAGTATCTAACTCTTGAGTTGATCTACCAGAAAGTGAGCTTCCGCTTGTTCCTGTTAAATCAAAACCAGCAAAATTCATTGCTGCTGTGCCTGTACCATTGTGCTGAACTTCGAAGACGATTCTAGGATCGTCGTAAACAAATGCAACTATATCCGAAGCGTTTGTGCTTGCTGGATAGTTGTTGCTAAATGTTGGCTTACTTGTAGTAGGGTCTGTAAAGAAACATCCACCAAAGACACCTAAAATTACGTTACCTGCTGCAGCAGCTTCAATGCCACCTGCAGTTACAGCTTTCACAGCTTGTCCGTGAAAGATGTCAGTTCCGTAGTTCGCGGCGATAGTGTATTCGTTTCTTCTAATGAGACCACCACTAAGATGCCTTACGGGTCTAAACCCAAAAGCTGCGTCTTTGTTTGCCATCGTTTATCTCATCCTTTGTTTTATTTTATTAATTATTCGATGGACTAAAGAGCTAAAAAATTAGTTCTTTCGGTTACCACCGAAGGTTACGCGAGATTGCCTTTCTGGTTTAGAGATAGGCATGCTGGGATGTTCTTCCTTTAGTAAATCGTTTTGAATCGCGTCTTCCTTATTTTTTGTTTGTTCCGCAAAATAAGCCATTCGCTCATCAACAATTTCCACTGGAATTTTAGCCAGCAACAAACCTCCAACTCCAATTACACCAGCGTACTTGCCTTCCTGAATGATTGGGTACTCACTATTAGCATCGGCTCTAACTAATTCAAAGCCTTCTCTTAATCTTGCAGATAAATTTTTAGTATCTGCTTGACCTAGAACTTCAGCGCGTATCCATCTGTATTTAAACCCATCGGGTGCAGGTGGTGCATCTAGAGATGACGGGGGTGCCCATGGTTTCCTACGAGTCGCTTTCTCGCGGGATTGAGCAGCGCGTGGAGTCTTATTTTCATCTATTTTATTCATATGCCTACTCCTTCACGTATTTCGCATATTCTTCAAGTGGCACACCTAATTTTTTAGCTATTGCTACTTGTGATGGTGTGAGTCTCACTGTTTTGCGTCCAGACCTTGTGGTTCTGTTAGCAGAGGCAACGGTCTGAACGGGTTGTTTGCCTTCTTGAACCTCTCCCCCATCTTTAAATTTATGGGGAAATTCTTTTCGAAGTCTATTATCTATCTCATCATAATAATCATCAGAGGTAGGATCATACCCTTCTTCTTCCACAAGTTTCTTGTGAATACCAAAAGAAGCGTACGTCATAGCTTCATCCTTACCGAACCACTCATTTTTTTCAGCCCAAGCTTCCGCTTTAGGGTCAGGTCTGGTAGGGGCTGTTACATTATTTTGTACAGGCTGGTCTCCTATTTGTCCAGTATTTTTTAGTGATTCTTCGTACTTTTTTCTTTGATCTTCTGTCGCTTTTATTCTCTCTTCTTCAATAGCCAACCTTGCAATAGCTTGATTAGCTGCTACTTGAGCATCTACATCTCCAGCAGCCATGGCATTTTTAAGTGCTATCTTTGCAGATTCTATTTCAGATTTAACACGACCCGTGAACTCATTAACATAGCCATCATCTAATTTATCAAACTTGCCTTGTAATTCGTCCTTTTCTTGTTTAACTTGTTGTGCAAAACTTAAAGCTTCTTTTTCTCTACGCTCTGCTTCACGAATCTTGTAAGTGAGTTTATCTATTCTTTTCTTAACACCCTCACTGTATTCTTCTCTTTCGTCTTTTTTTGTTTCTTTAGTTTCTTCAGTTGTATCTTTTTCTTCTACAACCTCAGTTTCAGTTTCTTCTTTTTTTGTAGGTTTTAACTCAACGTCAACAGATTTACCTGATGTATCTAATTCAACCATCAGTGCATCTTCTTTTGTTGATTCTATTTTTGCTGCTTCGGGCATGGTTATCTCTCCATGTTTAGTGTGTTACTGGTGATAAGATACTTTCTGGATCTTCAACTGTTCCAAGTATTTCATCATCATTAAGTATGCGTAGTTCTCCGCCTTCAATGTTTAAACGTGAACCAGCGTATCTGGCAAATACTACCCAGTCTTTCTCTTGACACCATGGACCGTTTGGAAAACGATCTTTATCGTTATAAGCGTCGGGACCAACTTTTAAAACTAATCCAACGTTAGTTGCGATTTGAGTTTCTTGTATAGTTTTATCTGAGAGATAGACTCCGCCTTTAGTTTTGCCTGCACCTTTGTGTGGTAATACTAAAATGCGCCAACCTGTAGGTTCGGGTAATTTTGATAATTCTTTTTTATTCTCTTCTTTTTTTTCTTCTTCTTTTTTCTTTTTCTGCACAGCTTTAGCGACGTGCATTGGTAAAATTAAATTACTCATTTTGCTCCTGTTTCTTTTTTAGCAGGTCCGTGAGTTCCTGTTCAATATAGTTTAATGTATCAAGTTGACCTAAATGATTTTGATATTCATTCCAATCTTTAACTTGATTACTAATTACTAACTGAGTTATTTGATTTTGTCTAGTCCTAATTATTTTGTAGATTCTATCTACAAGGTGTATTACATCCATTCTTTATTTCTTTTTAGTTATTAAACCCATAGCACCTTTTGCTCCCTTGATGCCGAAGCTCGCACTGCAGGCGATGTATAAGAGATGCTTATAATAATCAGGGAGTGAGTGTAAAGCTTCAAATCCAGCTTTAATATGTGGAGTCCATCCAGGTATGAAGACTGCCACCGCTGGAACCAACAAGCATATTAAAATTAGCTCGTCTTTCCAGCTCCCTTTCATTTGATCAACAGCACTAGCCTCCCAGCTAATTTTTCCTGCAATCTGCTGTTCTTTAATAGCCTTAGCTGCTTTAATTTCAGTAACAGCTAATTCTTGTTTTGCTTTCTTTGTTTCTACGAAGCCCTTGACGCCGTCAGCGACGACGCCAAGTAAGGGCTTTACTAATAAGGTTCAAATAAAACATCATATTCATAACCTTCATTTATCGTCAAAACTTTAGTAAGTTTGTCCATTGCATCTTGTATATCATGTTCACAGTTTGCACAACCACAATGACAAGATTCACCGTTAGTATGATGGCACTCATGCTCGCAATTTTTACAAATAGTCATTAGTGTAAAGTTATTCTTTTAACTTCATAATTGTCAATGCCGTTAGCAAAGGCATCCATCATGACTTGAGTTTGCTCTGGACCTAATAAATTTAAATAAATTGTTTTTGCAACAACCATTAGCGAAGCACTGAGGACCATAGGATCATTAGGATATTTTGTTGCAAAATCAAAAGCATCATCCAAAATTTCTTTTGGACTAAGCTTTTTTTCTTTTTGTTTTTCTTTTTTTTGTAACATGTCCGCCTTTACTTGCTAAATATGTAGGCATCTTAGCACCCTTTTTCAACATTTGCGATATTTTTCTTGGGTCTCCAACTTTAGTTCCAGGCTGTCTTCTGTATTTTCTTATTAATTTTTTAATTATATCTTTTGATAGTTTACCGTTTGCCATTATTAACCCCTTTTTGGTGCCAAAGATACTTCTGCGCGTAAATCTGCTATATCTTCTTGGCTTTGTATTCGTTCTTTGTCAATATTATCTTTTTGTTCTAACTTTTTACCTTCAAAATTAAGTTTTTCTAGGTCTAAGTCTAGTCTTTGTTCTGCTAATTCTCTATTTTGCCTTACTTCTTGCGCTCTAAGCATTAATTCTTGCTGTTTTAAGTTAATTAATGGGTCTTTTTCGTCTTTATTCATCATTTCTTGCTCTTCATTTACCATTTCATTAGTTAATTCAGTAATTCTTTGTGCAATTTGAAGTTCATTTTGTTGTTGAAACTGTTGTAAAAGCTCAGGAGGCAACATTCCACCCATTTTTTGTGCTTCTTGCTCAATAAGTGGTGCATTTTTCTTTGTAATCTCTTCTCTCGCTAACAATGCAACGTGTTCAGAGATGTGTGCCTGTAATATACCCATGGTAGGTGGGTTATTTGCAACTAAAAAAGAACTCATGAAAGCTCTATGAGCATCTATGTGTGCTTGATGTGCCTGACCAGGAAATGCTTTTAGTGCTAACATCTGTAATGACTTAGCGTTTTCTATCCCTGGATCTTCAGGTTGAGGTTGTTGAGGAGGAGGTAAAAGCATATCTATGTCCCTGACCCCTAATGCTTCATACATTCTTCTGTATGCCTCATGTAAGTTGTGCATCTGAGGGTTGGACGACGCCATTTGTAATTGTGTTTGCGCTAGAGTAACGCGCTGCGCCATAGAAAAAATGTTTGGATCAGATACTGGGAGTATGTCAATACGTTGGTCAAAATCTTGTTGCTTAATAATTCTGTTGCCACCACGTATAGCGTAAGGATACTCAGGAGGTAGGCTCTCTGCAAACACTCTAGATAATAATTTAAATTCAACTTTTTGTGCGTAATGTAATCTTTTATGTATAGCGTTCATCACTTTCGTGCCGCGTTCCATGATAGCCATTGTTGTTCCGACTGGGTTTGCCTGTGAACCTTCGCCCATTTTATTATCTGCTATAGATGCAAATCTTCTACCTGCGTCTACCACAAATCCTAATAATGCAAAAAGAGTTTGACTTGGTTCCTTGTAAGGAATCAACATCAAGGATTCACGGATCGCGCCACCTGGTGCATCCACGTCCCTGAACTCTCCTGGTTGTAGAGGTTCATCATCATCTCTGACTCGCAGTCCTCTAGCTTTGAAACCTGCTGGTAAGTTTGCTAAAGTTCCTGCATCAATGAGTTGTCTGAGGGCTGATGTTGCAGTTCTTGATAATCCGCCAAGCATGTGTATGAGACCAAAACCGTAAAAGCCAAGGCCAGGCAGAAACTTGTAATGAACAAAGTATTGAATCTTTTTTCGTAATAAGTCTCCCTCTGCATAGTTGCGATAGATAGATAAGACTTTTCCAGAACCTTCATCAACAGTGACCACATAAGGTAATTTAATACCAGTTGGTTCGCCTGTTGTCGCGTTCTTATCTTCGAAACCTGGTATGTCTAAATCGCAATGGAACTCTAACAACACAATATCCTCTGCGTTGTATGTTTCTGTTACACCATCTAACTCATCATATTTTTTACTAGCATCATTTTTGTCGACAGGACTTTCAGAAATATCTATGTCACGATACATA